TGGCCAGGCTGGGTTTATCGAGGATGTCGTCAAAGCTAACGACGCCACTGACGCAAGCTTTGAGCTGTTTACTACTGGCACCTCAACCGGCACTGACAGTGTTGCTTTTGGCGGCATCATCACTGACATGGAAATCACTTCTACAGTCGGTGAATTGGTTGTTGTCAGCTGCAACTTTGTGACCTCCGGCACTATCACTTCTAACCTTCAGTGATAAGGCTATAGTTTGAACGTTCGTTCAAGCTATTAAATGCCTGCTAAAAATCGCACTGTGGATTTGCTGGTTGAGGCATTTGACCTTAACCAGCGCCGCAAGTTCGAACTGAAAAATGCAGCCGGTGATGTAATCGTCGAGCTGTACTTCAAACCAATCACGCGCGCAGATCGCAAAAAGGCGCAGAGCTTGGCTGGCACCGATGAAGCCTTGGACATCAGCACGCAGATGCTGTGTCAGATGGCAGAGCTTGAGGACGGCACCAAAGCGTTTGCCTCTGCAGACGCAACCAAACTGCAACGGCAACTGCCCGAGTCTGTCCTGAACGATGTTGAGCTGTTCCTGTTTGGCCTCAACCAAGAGGCTGATCTGGAGGAAGCAAAAAACGAATAAAGCAGGACAGCTGGCTCAACTTTGAGTTTTTTCTGGCCTGCGAACTGGGGATGACCGTCAGCAGGCTTCGCACGGAGCTGACCGATGCGGAGCTTGTGCATTTTGCTGCTTTTTATGAGTTAAGAGCTGAGCGAGAGGAGAAAGCAATGGATCGCGCAAAAATGCGACGGCGGTAGACTTTGAGCATCGCTGAAGTGCAGCCGTGGTAGTCAGCAACATTCAGCTGCGTGTCAATTCCACGCAAGCCGTCAAAGCACTCAACAGTGCGAATGTTGCGGCGAAAAAGCTGAATGCCACGCTGCAAAGATCGCAAGGCGCGATGAAGAGCACGCAGGGCACGCTGCGTGGGATGGCTAAGTCTGGCTTTGGTGCAGCCAAGGGCATGGGCGCTGCAGCTGTGAGCGTCAAGGGTTTGGGCGCTGCGTTTAAGGCGGCGTTAGGTCCGCTTGGTTTAGCCATCACTGCAGTTGGTGCAGTCACAGCAGGCTTAAGGGGATTTGTTGAGGCGGACAAGGCCAGGGCTGCTGTCAGAACTCTTGGCGTTGATGCGAAAGCTTTAGAGGATCAGCTTGTCGGCGTTGTTGCCAACACCAAGGGACTTGCCTCTAGCAATCAGCTTCTAGCAGCGTCATACGACGTAGCCTCCGCTGGTTTTAGTAAAGCCGCAGATATAACCAAGATTCTTGAGGCTTCTGTCTTTGGTGCCGTTGGTGGCATGACAGATATTGCCACCGTGTCAGATGCAGCCACCAGCGTGATGAACGCTTTTGGTTTGACGACTGACAGCGTTGCCAAAATTGTTGATGGCTTTATACAAACGCAGAACGACGGCAAAATTGTCGTTGGTCAGTATGCGTCGCAGATTGGTCGTGTAGCTCCGATCGCGGCGGCGGCAGGGGTTGGCATCGATGAGTTAAATGCAGCCATCTCTTCCGTGACCGCTCAAGGTGTGCCAGTTGAAAGCACGTTCTCAGGTATCAACCAAGTCATTGCGTCAGTCGTCAAGCCAACCGCTGAGGCGGCCAAGGCAGCCGAGCGTCTGGGGCTTGATTTCAGCAGTGCAGCAATCAAGACCAAAGGTTTTGGTGGGTTCTTGGAAGACCTGATTGCCAAGACAGGTGGCAGCGAAGTTGAGATCACCAAGCTGTTTGGCTCTGTTGATGCGTTGAAGGCGCTGATGCCTTTGATCAATGATGATTTAGTCCGTTTCAATCAGAACTTAGACAACCAAAGAAACGCAACCGGAGCGGCTGAAGCTGCTGCGGACATTATGGGCGAAACGGTTTCGTCTCAGATCAGCAGGATCGTCAACAGCATCACGACATTGGTTCGTGGTTTAGATCAAGTTCTTGGCCCAGCGATCAAAGGCATTCTTGATCTTGTCAACAACGTGCTGACTGCGGCGGTTAAGGCAACGGATGCCCTGACAAAAATGTTCAGGATGAATGCTGCGAGGAAGCAGGCCAGAGAGGAAATGGGCGGGAGCATTGGCCGTGGAACTTTCAAGCCAAGCCAAGAAGAAATTGAAGCCCGTGCTCTTGAGATTTACAACCAACAAATAGCAGCCTCTGCCGCAGTAACGACGCCGCAAACAGTTGGCTCAACCCCGCAGAACAACATTGTTCCAACGGGAGATCTTGCAGGTGGCAAGGGCAAAAGCCCATTAGAGCAACAGCAAGAGGCTGCTGAAAAGCTGACTAAGAGCCTGGAAAATCAGCGAGTTCTTGCTACGGCCATGACTGAAGATGAGCGAGCAATGCTGCAGCTCAAAATAGACAAAGCCGCCATTGACGAGAAATTCCCTTTGCTTGCAGAAGCGGCAAGAGACAAGCTGAAAGAACAGCTTGAGACGCTTCACGGGCAAAAACAGGTAACAGAGGCCTTGCTGACTGCGGACGAGAAGCGGAACAAGGAAAGAGAGGAGGCTGACAGAAAAGCAAAAGAGGATGCTCAAAAATTAAAAGAGTTTCATGAGCAAATTGGCTCGACCATTCAGGCTGGCCTTGTTCAAGGCATCCAAGACGCCATCACAGGTGCCAAGTCACTCAAGGAATCGTTCTCCGGCTTGCTTAAACAGATTGGCGGAATGTTCCTTAACGCAGGCATCGGCGGGCTTGGCAAATCTTTGGGCATCCCTGGTTTTGGGATGGCAGAGGGTGGTTACGTCAGTGGTCCTACGCCTGCCCTTGTTGGCGAGGGTGGTGAGCCTGAATACGTCATCCCTTCCAGCAAGATGAACGAAGCCATGGGACGTTATGCCCGTGGTGCTCGCGGTGGTGCTGTCATTCCTGACGGCCCAGGTGGCGATGCTTCAGGCGGCATGACTGGTGGCGGTGGTTCTATTGACGTGAGCTATAGCGTTGAGCGAATCAACAACGTCAACTACGTCACTGCTGCTGAGTTTGAGCGTGGCATGGCGCAGGCTGCAAAACGCGGTGCAGAGCTTGGCCGTCGCAATGTCTACAGTGACCTTGTGAACAAGCGTAGTGTTCGTAGCAGGGTTGGCGTATGACACTCGAAGCCATCACCACCTTTATTCGCTTCACCGACAGCGAAGACACAAGCATCGAGCATTTCGCGTTCCAAAACAGCACAACGACCAGTGCGATCACATACGATTCAAAGTCTTTTGACTTTTTGCCGTTTATCTATAGCGGTGCAACAAAGTCTATTTCTGGGGACAACATTGAGAGCAGCCTGACATTTGCCGCCAATGAAATCAGCATTGCCTACGCCAGGGAGGCTAGAGAGAATTTTTACTTAGTAGAAATAAACACGGTGCTTATGAATCCAACGACATTTGTTCCTAGTCGAACATTGACCACTGAGTATTGGATTGCTTCTGGGTTGAGCTACAGCGTTGATGGCGTGCAGTTGAATCTCAGCTCATCTATTGATGCTGTTTCGTCCCAAACAAAGTGCTGTTGTCTAGGACAGTTGGCGCACTTCCTGTCAGCTCTCGTATTAGCAACGCTTGATTGAGCCTTACGAGTTGATTGGGCTGCCTTACCGCCTCGGGGCTGTGCCCGAAAAGCATGGCGCTGCCGATTGCCTGAGTTTGGCAACAGCAGTGCAGGCATGGCACGGGATTGAGTCTCCTTGCGCAACGCGCTCTTGGTACAGAAGGCTCAGGGCTAAGGACTACTCAATTTTTTGGGAGCAGCTAGAGCTATGGGGCACCAAAACAGATGCCGCTAAAGTGGGCACAATCGGGCTGGTTCGTGCTGCTGAAGGCGGTTATGGGCTTGCTGCTTTTTATGACGACGGATGGCTTCAATTCAACGACCGTCGAGTGACATGGATCCCCTGCAGCGGTCTTACTCCCGCCGCTCTTTACTGCCGGTAGAGCAGCAAATTATTGACGCCCTTGGGCTAACGCTTGAGGAGTATTGGCACTTTTGTCGTCTTGCTGATTGCAAGGCTAAAGAGCGCGGCCCGGAATATGACCTAATCCCAGAGGTAAATGCCACTGGCGTGGAGCCATGGGTTGTTAGCTTGCTTATTGGTGTTGCATCTACAGCGGCGTCTGTGTTGCTTGCGCCTAAGCCCCCTGGGCCAGGGCCTGAGGCAATTCGCACTGCTGACGTTCGCGGGCAGACAAAATTTGCAGAGCTGTTTGGGTTTGACAGCCTGCAAGATTTAGCGACTTTAGGAAGCATTATTCCGCTGGTGTTTACAAGACAAATCACTAACCCTGGCGATTCTCGAAGAGTTTTTGGCGGTGTTCGCGTCAAAGGGATGCTGCTTTGGTCGCAGCTTTTGAGTAAAGGTTCTCACCAAGAGTTAAAGATGTTGACGACCTTAGGTCTTTCGTCTTTAACAAGTCCTGATCCTGAGGGGCTCGCAATCGGAGACCAGCTCTTGCGAAGTTATCAAGACTCTCGCTACAAAGCATATTTCAAAAACAACCCTGAAGATTATGACGATCTTAATAAGGGTGGTCGAATAACAGAATCAAATGCAATCGCTAACGCAGGCAGTTTACCGCCTTTAGAACATGACGATGTTTTTGAGGCGTATGACCGCACGGCAGATACGTTTAAAGGGCTGTTTTGTGGTGCCCGCACGCCAAATTCGCAAACAAGTTTTGGGTGCCATAACCCAATTCCGAATGGAGCGTTGTATCACATCCCTTACGATATTGTCCAAATTATGAAAGGGAGTAAGGGCAAGCTTTTTGAGAAACGGCAAAAAATAAATACTCCTTACTCCGGCCGCATGGCAATGAACGAGCTTCATCGCGCTGGTGGCGGATCTTCTATTTATGCGTCAGATCCTGATTCGGCTGTACCCGTCATTGTTGAAAAGGATGACGAGCTTGTGTTCACTATTGCTGGAGATCGTGAAGACCCTGAAGGCTTTGCGCCGCACGGTTTGGTTGATGTCAACTCAGCCATTGATCAACGCGCAATAGATGCTGACGCAAAAATTGCACTTGGTGATTTATTTTTGTTCGGCTCTGCATTGCTGAAATGCCAACACATTCGCTCTGACTTGCCATGGGAAATTAGCGGCGAGACTCGACCCACTAAGCAATTTGAATTCAAGTGCTTAGAGCGAGGTTTAGCTACTCTTGCAAATGCTAACGCAGCAGTATCAGGAAGTATTCCTTACTACGGCAATCATCTGCAAGAAGTAGCTATCGGTACGGTCACAAATAACAGAAAGTGCCATCAAACCGAAATAGGAATAAAGAGCACAGTTTTCAAAAGAATAGATAACTTTGCCAACGTACAAAGCGAACCAGAGGCTGCACAGCTTTTTGTCTATGAGCAAGACAAGCAACCTTTTTCACTAGGGCGCATTTCGGCCTATCAGACCCGGTATAGCTTTTTTAGGCTGGAGTTGCGGCGCGTCATTGCAGGAAACGAGGATGAGTTCGCAAACTTAATGCCGAATGAAATTTTCGCAGTCAAAGGCAGTAATCCGCAAGCTCAGTACAACACAATACGGATCAACCACCCTTTTGCGGAGTACGAATTTAGGCTCATGCCTGTGCCTGGGGCTGTTTTTGGCAATCTTTATGAGTATGAAATTGAGGGTATAAATTTGCTGGAAGGCAAAGGCAGAACAACTGTTGCTGAGCAAGGAGAATTTATTATTAGTTACACAGGCAGGCGGGCGCAGCTTACGAGAGAGAACACGTCAAACGACCAGTTTGAGTTTCAAAGCATTGAAAATCAAACAATTTTAGTGACTGGAATTGTTGATGAATTTACAAAAAACGGAACAGATGCGCTTATTGGTGAAGATCCTATTGACGCAAACTATAAATTGCTCGAAACAAGGGTTGATTTTGATGATGATGCTGTCTTTCTTAACGATGGCGTCCTTGTAAATGTTGCTAACCCTAATGATCCTGGGGCGATATACGCCGCTTGGGCTGGAAGCAAGGTCGAGCTGGAAAGAGAAATTGAGGGCTTTGTTTATCGAAAAGGCTCAACAAAAATTAGGACGATTCCCGCAAGCCAAAAGACTTGGCAGTCTACTGAAGAAAAGCCATTTATTTTCTCCGGAACGCCACTGTCAAATCACAACTACGTCAAGTTTGGCTCTACTTCTCAAGCGACTCAACTAATTATTGGCGGCAATGAAGTAAGCCTTAGTTTGTTTGAGCAGCCAGGACAAGAAAATTTAAATGCGCTGTATCGACGCGGCTCGCAATCAACACGGCTAGAGGTCCAAAACGATCCAACAAGGGTTGTTGCAGATGCTCCAAATAACAACGGCGAGCTGTATCAAGCAAATGTGTTTTTTGTAATTGTGTTTGATACAGGCTCTGTAACTGGCCGTTGGGCGGGCGTCAATGTAACCGTAGGTGCCGCAGCGTCTGTGGCAAACCCGATTCAGTACAGACAAGGTGCTAGCAGGGTCTATAGAGACGAAGTTCAAAAGTTTGATGTCTTCCCGATCTATCGTGTTCAATACCAAGCGCCAACGCTGACAGATTTTTCAAGCGTTGAGGTTGGTTCTTATGTTTCAGGGCCAAACGAGATAGCCCGCGACTTGTTTGAGATTGAGCAATATCAACCTATCAATCAAAGAGAGTTTGCATCAGGGGGTGAGCCTGCTGAGTATTCATTGTCAGGGGGTAGCGGAACTGGTCTTAAAATCAATGCTTCAAGCTTCGGTACTGGTAAGTGGCAGTGGCTCGTAAGCAATGGCGGATCTGGGTATCAGCAAGG